GGGCTGATGACTCGCCGTGAGATTGAGCGTGAAGTCTGTTTATGGGGGCAACAATGAGCAGAGTTACCGCGATTATCTCCACACTGGTTATCTGCATCATCGTCTGCCTGTTGTTGGCTGTTAATCATTACCGTGATAACGCCATCTCCTACAAAGAGCAGCGTGACAAAAACGCCAGAGAGTTGAAGCTGGCGAACGCCACCATCGCTGACATGCAGCAGCGTCAGCGTGATGTTGCTGTGCTCGATGCAAAGTACTCGAGAGAATTAGCCAATGCGAAAGCTGAAAATGAAACTCTGCGCGCTGATGTTGCCGCTGGTCGTAAGCGCCTGCGGGTCAATGCCAGTTGCTCCGCAGCCGTGCGTGAAGCCACCGGACCCACCCGCGTGGATAATGCAACCAGCCCCCGACTGGAAGACACCGCTGAACGGGATTATTTCACCCTCAGAGAGCGGCTGATGACGATGCAGATGCAACTGGAAGGGGCACAGGAGTATATCCGCACTCAGTGCATTAAGTAGCCTTTTTATCGTGGTAAACATTTCGCAGGGTATGAGGTATTTATGCCATCACTAATCCCACGCGCCTGCCGTAAGCGTGGATGTGCAGGCACAACAACAGACAGTTCTGGTTACTGCGATAAACATCGTGGCGAAGGATGGGTACAGCATCAACGCGGACTGAGTCGCCACCAGCGTGGCTATGGCTCGAAATGGGATGCCATACGTGCGCGCATACTGAAGCGTGATAATCATCTGTGTCAGAACTGCCTGCGCAATGGGAGAGCCGTTGAAGCCAGAACGGTGGACCACATCATTCCGAAAGCTCATGGTGGCACGGATGCAGACAGTAACCTGCAGAGTCTGTGCTGGCCCTGCCATAAAGCAAAAACAGCGCGCGAACGCATCAATTGATAACAGTTCCCATCTGCAGGGGAGGGGCGGGTCAAATCTCTGCAACCCAGGCTGCTCAGGACCGCCGCCTGACCCTTCCTCACATCGCCGCAGGTTCGAAAACTTTTTTTTGGAAATGTGATTAAACGATTGATAGGTAAAACCGATTATGCCAGGACCCCCGAAAACCCCGCCACGCCTGCATTTGATACGAGGCAACCCNAAACCCCCGCCACGCCTGCATTTGATACGAGGCAACCCCTCAAAACGCCCCGTTAAAGACCCCAAAAAAACCGCTAAAAAGGATGAAAAAGGTCTCCCTAAAATTCCGCAACATTTAGGGGCACAGGGGAAGTACTGGTTCAGGCGAATGGCGGAAGAATTGAATGCGGAAGGGATCATTTCTCAGCTTGATGCGCGTGCACTCGAGTTACTGGTGGAAGCCTACACCGAATACCGGCATCACTGCGAAACACTCGATGTTGAGGGTTATACCTACCGCACGGAAACGCAGAATGGCGATGTGATGATCAAGGCACATCCGGCTGCGGCGATGAAGGCGGATGCCTGGAAGCGGATCCGGGCGATGCTTGCAGAGTTTGGTATGTCACCGGCAAGCCGGGCTAAAGTAAATACCGCCGGACCGGATGATGTTGATCCACTGGCAGAGCTTTTAAAAGCGAGAGACTGATGGCAAAAGTGGCTGACGGGATCCGCTACGCCGAACGTGTTGTTGCAGGAGAAATTGTTGCTGGCGAATTTGTCCGTCTGGCCTGCCAGCGTTTTCTTGATGATCTGAAGTACGGCGAAGAGCGGGGGATTTATTTCAGTGAACCCCGTGCACAACACATCCTGAATTTCTATAAATTTGTGCCTCATGTAAAAGGGGCGCTGGCAGGCCAGCCCATTGAGTTGATGGACTGGCATGTATTTATCCTCATTAATATTTTTGGCTTTGTCATTCCGCTGGTAAATGAAGAGACCGGGGAAGTTGTCATGCGCAGCGATGGCAGCGGACGCCCGGTGATGGTGCGCCGGTTCCGGACGGCCTACAACGAAGTTGCCCGTAAAAACGCAAAATCAACCCTGTCATCGGGTATCGGCCTGTATATGACGGGGGCAGATGGTGAAGGCGGTGCTGAGGTGTATTCAGCCGCAACCACGCGTGACCAGGCCAGAATTGTGTTTGAAGACGCCAAAAATATGGTCAGAAAAGCCCGGTCGACACTCGGGCGATTGTTTGATTTCAACAAGCTGGCGATCTACCAGGAGCAGAGCGCATCAAAATTTGAACCGCTTTCCTCGGATGCAAACAACCTGGACGGTCTGAACATCCACTGCGCCATTATTGATGAGCTGCATGCACATAAAACCCGCGACGTGTGGGACGTTCTGGAAACGGCAACCGGTGCCCGTCTGCAGTCCCTGTTATTTGGCATCACCACGGCTGGCTTTAACAAGGAAGGGATTTGTTACGAGCAACGCGATTACGCCATCAAGGTATTGCGAGGCTATAACAGCGACGTGGAGGGCGCGGTAAAAGACGACTCCTACTTTGCAATTATTTACACGCTCGATGAGGGAGATGATCCGTTTGATGAAACGGTCTGGCAGAAAGCGAATCCGGGCCTGGGCATCTGTAAGCGCTGGGATGATCTGCGTCGTCTGGCGAAAAAGGCGAAGGAGCAGGTCTCGGCGCGGGTGAATTTTTTCACGAAACACATGAATGTGTGGGTCACTGCCGAATCTGCCTGGATGGACATGATTAAGTGGGAGAAGTGCGAATACATTGCTCCACAGCATGAGCTGAAAACATATCCCATGTGGGTCGGTGTAGACCTTGCTCATAAGATTGATATCTGTGCGGCGGCAAAACTCTGGCGAACCGATAACGGACATGTTCATGCCGATTTTAAATTCTGGCTTCCGGAAGGACGGCTGGAGCGGTGCTCGCGGCAGATGGCGGAGCTTTACCGGAAATGGGCGGAGATGGATAAGCTTATCCTGACGGATGGTGATGTTATCGATCATGCTCAGATAAAAAGTGATTTACTGGAATGGATTGGTGGTGAAAACCTCAGGGAACTGGGATTTGACCCGTGGAGCGCAATGCAGTTCAGTCTGGCGCTGGCTGAAGAAGGGATACCGCTGGTGGAAGTTCCGCAGACGGTCCGCAATCTGTCAGAGGCCATGAAGGAAACGGAATCACTGGTCTATGCCGGGCGTTTCCATCACAGCAATCACCCGGTTATGAACTGGATGATGTCTAACGTTACGGTAAAACCGGACAAAAACGACAATATCTTCCCGAATAAATCCACGCCTGAAGCCAAAATCGACGGCCCTGTTGCGCTTTTTACGGCCATGAGCCGCTTTCTGGTAAATGGCGGGGACGTGAATGACTTTCTGTCCACGCTTGATCCTGATGAGGACCTGTTAATTCTGTGAAACAGCTTATTACTGATATGACCGGGCTGATCGGTTTCGGTCTGCTCACTGCTGGCGTTTATCTGTATGCAGGTCTGCCAGCGTCTCTGATGTTGTCTGGCTGTTTGTTGCTGCTTTATGCACTGGTGGTGTCCATGAGGAGAAAACATGCTTCTTGATGCTCTGTTTCGCAGTGAGCCTCTGGAAAATCCCTCGATTCCGGTAACCGGAGAGGCCGCTGAGACGGATAATATTTTTGCCCGGGAAGTGTATGTCAGTCCGGAAACATCCATGAAGCTGGCTGCTGTCTATGCCTGTATTTATGTTATTTCATCCAGTGTGGCTCAGATGCCCCTGCATGTGATGCGAAAAACGAATGAGCATGTTCAGCCGGCACGCGATCATCCGTTGTTCTGGCTCGTTCATGATGAACCTAATGCCTGGCAGACCAGCTATAAGTGGCGGGAACTGAAGCAGCGTCATGTGCTGGGGTGGGGCAATGGTTATACGTGGGTAAAACGCAATCGTCGTGGCGAGGTTACCAGCCTTGAATGCTGTATGCCATGGGAAACCACGTTACTTAACACCGGTGGGCGTCATACTTACGGGGTGTATAACGAAGAGGGGGCATTTGCGGTAAGTCCGGACGACATGATCCATATCAGGGCGCTGGGAAACAATCAGAAAATGGGACTGAGCCCGATCATGCAGCATGCTGAAACCATTGGTATGGGAATGAGTGGCCAGCAGTATACCAGCGCCTTTTTTAACGGTAATGCCCGTCCTGCCGGTATTATTTCTGTGAAAAATGAACTGAACGAACAGAGCTGGGGCAGGCTTAAAAATATGTGGCAGCGGGCGGTGACAGCGCTTCGCAGCCAGGAAAATAAAACCATGCTGCTGCCTGCGCAACTGGATTACCGCGCTCTGACAGTTTCTCCGGTGGATGCTCAGATCATTGATATGACCAAGCTGAACAGGTCGATGATTGCCGGGATTTTTAATGTCCCGGCGCACATGATTAATGACCTGGAAAAAGCCACATTTTCGAATATTACGCAGCAGGCGATTCAGTTTGTTCGCTACACGATGATGCCCTGGGTTGCGAACTGGGAGCAGGAGCTTAACCGTCGCCTGTTTACCCGTACAGAACGGGCTGCCGGGTATTACGTTCGTTTCAACCTCACGGGGTTGCTCCGTGGGACCCCACAGGAGCGTGCGCAGTTCTATCACTTTGCCATTACAGATGGCTGGATGAGCCGGAATGAAGCCAGGGCATTTGAGGATATGAACCCGGTTGACGGTCTGGATGAAATGCTGGTCAGCGTAAATGCAGCAAATCCGTTGAATAACTTTAAAGATACAAAAGGCAAAGAGGAAAAGAACGATGAATGACCGTGAAACGCGCTGTTACAGCGGGGAGGTGCGGGCGGAACAATATGATAATGCCCCGACCCACATTCTGGGGTATGGCTCGGTATTTAACAGTCGTTCAGAACCTCTGTGGGGATTTCGTGAAATCATCAAGCCGGGGGCTTTTGACGATGTACTGAATGATGATGTACGTGGCTTGTTTAATCATGATCCTAATTTCATTCTCGGACGAAGTTCTGCCGGCACGTTGTCATTGTCGGTGGATGAACGCGGTTTACGTTATGACATTGTTGCACCGGATACTCCGACTATTTGTGACCTGGTGCTGTCTCCAATGTTGCGTGGTGACATTAATCAGTCCTCATTCGCGTTTCGTGTCGCCCGTGATGGAGAGAGCTGGTATGAAGACGACGAGGGGATTGTTATCCGGGAAATCACGCGCATTTCCCGTCTGTATGACGTCAGCCCGGTGACATATCCGGCCTATCAGGACGCAGACTCTGGTGTCCGCTCAATGAAAGCCTGGCAGGAAGCGCGGGCGAGTGGTGCGCTGAAGAAAGCTGTTAATGAACGAATGGCGCGTGAGCGCCTTTTGACCCTTCTGAATGCATAAGGATACTACTGACGATGAAACTTCATGAGATGAAGCAAAAACGAAACACCATTGCAAAGGATATGCGTGCACTGCATGAAAAAATTGGTGATAACGCATGGACTGATGAGCAACGGGCAGAGTGGAACAGGGCGAAAGCTGAGCTGGATGCGCTGGATGAGCAAATCGCCCGTGAAGAAGAGTTGCGCCGTCAGGATCAGGCATATGTGGATGAGTCCGGGCCGGAAGAGCGCCAGAATAATGAGGCGGAGAACGGGAAAAAGGCGGTGGAAGAGAAGCGCGCTGCGGCATTTAACCGTTTTCTGCGTGCCGGATTTGCAGAACTGAATGCTGAAGAGCGTAATCTGATGCGTGAACTGCGGGCTCAGAGTGTAACAACGGATTCTCAGGGCGGATATACGGTGCCCACGCAGATGCGTAACAAAATCATTGACACCATGAAGGCTTATGGCGGGATTGCCAGTGTGGCGCAACTTCTGACCACGTCAACCGGGCAGGATATCACCTGGTCAACGTCTGACGGCACGACTGAAGAGGGCGAACTGCTGGCGGAAAATACAGCCGCAACGGAACAGGATGTGACGTTCGGGACTGCTATTCTGGGGGCTAAAAAGCTGTCATCAAAAATAATTCGTGTGTCCAATGAGCTGCTCCAGGACAGTGGGGTAGATATTGAATCTTATCTGGCAAACCGTATTGCCCAGCGTATTGGTCGTGGAGAGGCAAAATATCTGGTTCAGGGGACCGGAACGGGATCACCGTTACAGCCAAAAGGGCTGGCAGCGTCGGTGACGGGAACTATCCAGACTGCAGCCTCTGCCGCTTTCACCTGGAAAGAAATGAATGCCCTGAAACATGCCATTGATCCGGCATATCGTGGTGGGCCGAAATACCGCTGGGCATTCAATGATGCCACATTGCAGACTATTGAAGAGATGGAGGATGGACAGAAACGCCCGTTATGGCTGCCGGATATTGCAGGCGGTACGCCGGCTACTGTGCTGGGGATCCCTTATGTTATTGATCAGGCTATTGACGGGATTGGTACCGGGAAAAAATTCATTTTCCTGGGGGATTTCAACCGCTTTATCATTCGCCGCGTTACTTATATGGAACTGAAACGTCTGGTTGAGCGTTATGCTGAGTTTGATCAGGTGGCATTTCTGGCTTTCCATCGTTTTGACTGTGTGCTGGAAGATGTGGCAGCCATTAAGGCGCTTACTGGCAAATAACCACACGTTGTTCTGTTACAGACCGCGCCGACGCGGTTTTTTTATGCCCGCACAGTGTTGCGGGCAGGAGTTTCTGATGGCAGCAATAGTTGAAAAACTCAGGGCGCAGTGCCGTATTGATACAGATGATGCAACTGATGATGAGTTACTGATGCTGTATTTCCGGGCGGCCTGCCGCAAGGCAGAAAATTTTATCAACCGTAAGCTTTATGAGGAGACGGTGCCGGAAGGTGATCCTGAAGGGGTGCTTATAGCTGATGATGTTTTGCTGGCGCTCATGTTGCTGGTCGGACACTGGTACGAAAACCGGGAAAATTCCTCAGATGTCAGCAAGGCACCAGTCCCGTTTGGTTTTTCTTCTCTGCTGGAGCCTTATCGTTTTATTCCTTTGTAGGAGGAACCATGCAGGCGGGCAGATTACGTGATCGTGTGGTTATTCTGAATGCCACCACCGTTCGGTCTCCGTCAGGGCACCCTGTGGAAACAATGACGGAGGGGGCAACCATATGGGCAGAAGTTAAGGGGATCAGTGGCAGGGAGAGAATATCCGGAGGCGCAGAAACAGCTCAGGCTACAGTGAGGGTCTGGATGAGATTCCGGCGAGATGTAACAGCAACTTCATGTCTGAAAGTGCTGACTGGTGCATTCAAAGGCGCGATTCTGAGTATAGACGGTCCGCCGATACCGGATGCCCGTGCCACACGGCTTGAGATACTCTGTTCTCAGAAGGGGAATGTGTGATGGATTTCAGTCTTGATTTTTCAGGTCTGGCGGATATTGCACGGGATCTGGAGACGCTCAGCAGGGCAGAAAACAATAAGGTTCTGCGCGATGCCACCCGTGCCGGTGCTGAAGTTATGCGGGATGCAGTTGTTGAACGTGCGCCGGAGCGAACCGGGAAACTGAAGAAAAATGTGGTTGTTCTCACGCAGCGTTCAAAGCGTCGGGGAGAAATTATCTCGGGTGTCCACATTCGCGGACGGAACCTGCGAACCGGAAACAGTGATAACAGCATGAAAGCCAGCGATCCCCGAAATGCGTTTTACTGGCGCTTTGTGGAGCTGGGAACGATAAACATGCCCGCGCATCCATTCATTCGCCCGGCTTTCGATACGACAGAGGAGCTGGCGGCGCAGGTTGCCATACAGCGAATGAATCAGGCTATTGATGAGGTCTTAAGTAAATGAGGGAAGCCACACTGTATTCCCTGCTGTCTCAATTGGCCGGAGGACAGGTTTATCCTTATGTGGTCCCGCTGACGGAGGGAAAGCCTGCGGTATCTCCGCCGTGGCTGGTGTTTTCTGTGGTGTCTGACACGGCGTCTGATGTGCTTGATGGTCAGGCTGAATCCAGAATTACCGTGCAGATCGATGTCTGGGCAACGGTGCCTGATGACGCAGATGATATCCGAGAACAGGCGCTTGATGCGGTAAGGCAACTTGTACCCTCCGTTATTTCTAAAACGCAGGGTTATGATCCTGATTCCCGTCTGAGCAGAGCCACGCTTGAATTTCAGGTAATAGCCTGAGGTCGTTAATGATTTTACCCACCCGCCGCTGGCGGGTTTTTTATTTTCAGGAGACGAGTATGTCCTCTAATTTTGAGCGTTCGCAACTGACGAAAATTATGATTTCGTCTGCACCGGTAACAGCAGAAACCCTGGATTCTGCCAGCTATCTTGGCCTGAGCTGTACAATCAAAGAGGTGCAGTTTACCGCAGGACAAAAGCAGGATATTGATGTCACCACGCTGTGTTCTGTTGAGCAGGAAAATATTAACGGTCTTGGTGCCGCGTCAGAGATTTCCATGTCAGGCAACTTTTACCTCAATGCTGCCCAGAACGCGTTGCGCAGTGCCTATGACAATGACACCACGTATGGCTTTAAAGTTATTTTTCCGTCAGGAAACGGATTTACCTTTATGGCAGAGGTGCGTCAGCATACCTGGTCTGCAGGAACCAATGGTGTTGTGGCTGCAACGTTTTCCCTGCGCCTGAAAGGTAAACCTGTGCTGATGACAGAGCCGCTGAAAGTGAAGGTCGATTTAAACAGCACGCTGCAGGTTTCTGCCGGAGCGAAACTCGAAATGATGGTTGAGGCTGCCGGTGGTGTGCCGCCTTATTCTTATGCCTGGAAAAAAGGTGGTTCTCCTGTTTCCGGACAGACGGCGGCAACGTTCAGTAAGGCATCAGCAGCATCCGGTGATGCGGGTGCGTATACCTGCGAGATTTCTGATTCAGCAAGCCCGGTTAACAAAGTGACCTCCACTTCCTGCACTGTTACCGTCAGTTAATGAGGATAGATGTGATGACTAAAAATATCCGTAATCTGGCACTGGCAACGATGTCGGGGTTTCGCCATAAAACTGTTGATGTGCCTGAATGGGAAGGGGCAACGGTTGTGTTACGGGAACCTTCTGCAGAAGCCTGGTTGCGCTGGCAGGAGATCGTTAAAGCAAAAGATGATGAGACACCGTTATCCGTTGCGGAGCGCGCCCGCCGAAATCTGGAGGCGGACGTTGAACTGTTCATTGATGTTCTGTGTGATACCGGGCTGCAACCTGTATTTTCAGAGGATGATCGTGAACAGGTGATTGCCGTGTATGGCCCGGTGCATGCACGGCTTCTTCGCCAGTCTCTGGAACTGATCAGTGATGCCGGAGAGGTTAAAAAAAAGTAGCGCTTCCGGGGATGCGTTTTCTGATGATGCTGGCGCTCAGGATGGGGCGCACATTGTCAGAGTTACGCCGGGAAATGTCCGCATCAGAAATCATGATGTGGGCAGAATTTGACAGGTTCAGCCCGCTGGGGGACGAACGGGCTGATATCCGGGCTGCCCAGATTGTTTCAGCTGTTTACGGTGCGCAGGGGGTCAAAGTGCCACTGAATGATGCGCTTCTTCAGTGGGAGCAGGAGCAGACAGAAGGCGCCTCAGATCCATTTGCCGGACTGGAAAACGCGCTTTTAATAGTGTCTCAGTGAGTCAACATAACCGCTTCGGCGGTTTTTTTTCGTCCGGAGAATGAGTGTGGCGACATTACGTGAACTGATTATTAAAATTTCGGCAAACTCCCGGTCATTCCAGTCAGAGATCGCCCGGGCTTCGCGTATGGGGCAGGATTACTACCGCACCATGCAGAACGGAGGCCGGCAGTCTGCTGCTGCATCCCGTGAAATGCGGCGTGCACTGGCAGAAGTGACGGATCAGATAAATACGGCGAAGTCTTCGGCACTGAATATGGCGGGGGCATTTGCCGGTGCTTTTGCCACTGGACATCTAATATCTCTTGCGGATGAATGGAGTTCAGTAAATGCCCGTCTGAAGCAGGCCACGCAGTCAAGTGATGATTTTCAGGCATCACAACGTGAATTAATGGCAATCAGCCAGAGAACGGGGACGGCTTTTTCTGATAACGCCAGCCTTTTTGCCCGCTCTGCAGCTTCCATGCGGGAGTATGGTTACAGTTCTGAGGAGGTACTGAAAGTCACCGAGGCGCTCTCCACGGGCCTGAAATTATCCGGTGCCAGTACAGCAGAAGCCAGTTCGGTGATCACGCAGTTCAGCCAGGCACTGGCGCAGGGAGTGCTGCGCGGTGAAGAATTTAACGCCGTGAATGAGAGCGGTGATCGTGTTATTCGTGCGCTGGCCGTGGGAATGGGCGTTGCCCGTAAGGATCTGAAGGCCATGGCGGATAACGGAAAACTGACCGCCGATAAGGTTGTTCCTGCACTGATTAGTCAGCTTGGGGCGTTGCGTGATGAATATGCAGCAATGCCTGATACGGTTTCATCCTCTGCAACCAAAGTTGAAAACGCCTTTATGGCCTGGGTTGGTGGTGCGAACGAGGCAAGCGGAGTGACGAAGACGCTCTCCGGGGTGCTGAATGGTATTGCAGGCAATATTGACACCGTGGCAACCGCTGCCGGTGCTCTGGTTGCCGTCGGGGTAGCCCGATATTTTGGCAATATGGCGTCTTCTGCTGGATCTGCAACTGCCGGATTAATTACTGCAGCCAGAAACGAAGTGGCTCTTGCGGAAGCGCAGCTCCGGGGGACGCAGATAGCAACAGCCAGGGCGCGTGCGGCGGTTTATCGTGCGCAACAGGCGGTTGCTGCTGCTCGCGGTACCGAAAGGCAGGCAGCCGCAGAATCGAAACTGGCTGCTGCCCAGGCGTCACTTACCCGTAATATTGCGGCCAGAACAGCAGCACAGACAACACTGAATAATGTCACGTCAGTGGGGAGTCGTCTGTTAAGTGGGGCACTGGGACTGGTTGGGGGTGTGCCGGGGCTTGTCATGCTGGGGGCTGCGGCCTGGTACACGATGTATCAGAATCAGGAGCAGGCCAGAGAATCTGCACGCCAGTATGCCGCAACAATCGACGAAATTCGCCAGAAAACGTCGGCAATGTCGCTTCCTGAAGCGTCAGATAATGAGGAAAAGACGCGGCAGGCACTGGAGGAACAAAATCGCCTGATTAGCGAACAGGAAGGAAAAATTCGCGGACTGAAAAATCAAATTGCTGATTATCAACGTTGGCTTGATGAAAGTTCGCAGAGTGGTTCGGGTGCTGAAATCATCCTTAAAGGGCTTGCAGAAGCAACAAATCAACTGGCAGTTGAACAGTCTCGCCTAACTCAAATGCAGGGCAAAGCGCAATCCATTCAGGATGTGCTTGCCGGGCTGGAGGAGCGACGGGTGGCGTTGATCCGTCAACAGGCGGCGGAACAAAACAAAGCGTATCAGTCCCTGTTGATCATGAACGGGCAGCATACCGAGTTTAATCGCCTTCTCGGGCTTGGTAATGAATTACTTCAGCAGCGACAGGGGCTGGTGACTGCACCATTACGGCTGCCACAGGCCACCCTGGATGATAAGCAGCAGACTGCACTGAATAACAGCAAGCGCGAACTGGCTCTGTCCCGTCTGAAGGGGGAAGCGCGTGAGCGTGCCCGACTGGGCTATGTTGCGGATGATCTTGGTTTTGTGGGGGAGGCGTATCAGACAGCCAGACAGAATTATATCAATAACTCACTGGATGCATGGCGAAATAACCAGGCAAATAAACCCAAAACACATAAAAAGACCGAAGCGGAAAAAACAGAAGATATTTATAAACAGCTGATTAAACAGCAAAAAGAACAAATAGCACTGGCAGGGCAAAATACTGAACTGGCTAAGATGAAATATCAGGTCAGTCAGGGCGAATTATCAACCCTGTCAGAAGCGCAGAAAAAAACGCTTTTACAGAATGCGGCACTCATCGACCAGAAAAAAATTCGCGAGCAGCTTGCCGCGTATGAAAGCAGTCTGGCGGACAGTAACGCCAGTGTCAGAGCATCAAATGAGGCTCAGTTACTGGGATATGGTGAAGGCTCACGGATGCGTGAACGACTTCAGGAAATGTGGAGTATCCGGCAGGCGTTTGAGCAGAAAAATAATGAGCTGCTGAGACAGTATCAGACCGGAGAAATTGAAGAATCCCTGTGGAAACAGGAAAAAGCACTGAATGAAAAATATCTGGAAGAGCGTCTCAACGATCAGCAGGATTATTATGCAAAGGCTGATGCTTTACGCAGTAACTGGAATGCCGGACTCCAGGAGGGACTGACGAACTGGGCAGACAGTGCCACTGATTATGCTTCGCAGGCGGCAGATGCTGTCGTTTCCACTATGGACGGGCTGGTATCAAATATTTCCGATGCACTGGCCGGGAATGTTGTGGACTGGAGAAACTGGGGGAGTTCAATTCTCCAGGAAGTTTCAAAAATTCTGATGAACGCTGCCATCGTTAACGGGCTGAAGTCACTTTCCAAAAGCATGTCCGGTGCCGGAGGATGGCTTGGTACGGTCGGCGACTGGCTTTCCGGTGCAGTGGCAAACGCAAAAGGTGGTGTTTACACATCGGCAAATCTGAGTGCTTACAGTAACACCATTGTGGATACACCGACGTATTTTGCTTTTGCGAAAGGTGCCGGGCTGATGGGCGAGGCCGGGCCTGAAGCTATCATGCCACTGACTCGGGCAGCGGACGGCTCTCTTGGAGTCAGAGCCATTGGCAATGTGAATGGTGGCGGTGGATTTGTTTATTCTCCCGTGTATCACATCAGCATTCAGAATCAAGGGAGCAATGGCGAGACAGATACGCAGTCAGCCAGGGGGCTGGTGGATCTGATCGACAGCAGGGTTGTGTCAATTATGCAGTCATCACGTCGGGACGGAGGATTATGCAGTGCCTGAGTCTGAAGTTTTTAACTGGATCCCCCGCGAGGGGATGGAGACGACACGAAAGCCATCTGTTATTACGGTAAAGTTCGGTGACGGATATGAACAGCGACGGGCTGGTGGTCTGAATGCGGATCTGAAAACGTTTAAACCGGTGTTTCGTGTCACAGATGAATATTCCCGTGCTGCGCTGGACAGTTTTTTATCCCGTCATGCCGGGATACGTGCTTTTTTGTGGCGTCCGCCAAAACACAACAGAACCGTCCGGGTTGTCTGCAGGGAGTGGAGTATTTCGGATAATGCCATGTATACCGATTTTAACTGTACCTTTGAAGAGGTCACTCACTGATGCAGGATATACAGCAGGAAACACTGAATGAGTGTACAAAAGCGGAGCAATCCGCGCTGGTCGTGCTCTGGGAAGTCGATCTGACAGAGGTCGGCGGAGAGCGTTATTTTTTCTGTAATGA